GAATCACCACCCAATATAGGGAATACCGGGAATTTGGTTCAGGGTCCCACCCTGTATGGTTACTCTATCAATCAAGGATTATGATTATTTATCCTCTTCAGGATTAACATAATCCTCATCTAAGTTGTTCAAACGAGTCTTCTGATACTCGTCAGTTCAGGTTAACAACCTGGCTGACAACTTCGACTGCTTGATTAGAACCATGTCATTATTTCTGAGTTGGAAGAGTTTGGTAGGACTAAACGCGAGATCTGAGAATTTGTTTAAAGCATCTTCTCATTTCGAGTTTGGGTCATACCGAATTCTTACTAACTCATCATATTCTAACTGTAAATCTCTTACATTTTTATAAGATACATTTACAGCAGGAATAAGTTTAATGAAATCATCGTCCGGCATTTGAGACGATCCTGATTTGAACCCTTTGAAATCATTAGACATAATAAATGTCCTAATGTTATCAAAACTGGTTCGAATCCCCTTGTCTATTGACTCAATGGTGATAACAGAGATGATCTGGTCCCATAATTCCTTATGGAAACCAGGTCCTTTCTTATTACACCCAATACAGTCACTCAGCGTCCGGACGCTCAAGGTTTCAATCTTGTGCTCCGCTAGCTGTAGGCTATCTTGCTTCTTCGGAAGAAGTCAATACATATACCCTTTCTCTGCCCATTTGGCCGCAAGGTCACTTGGGTGAAGAATACAGTATAAGTCCTTCAAGGGACCAACGGTTATTGGGAACCTCTCCATGTAGCTTCATCTTGTCATCAGTTCAGATACTTTTTCTGTAAGGAAAGAGTACTTCTCTTTTGTTAAGAATGCTCTCAGTGGAGCACCCGTAATCTCAGTTCCGTTTACTATTCAGCGTTTGGCAAGTTCGTATGAGTGTAAACTCGTATGACTCTTGACTTCACTGAATGATCCTCCGACTGATTTGATAAGTTGTCGATAATATTCAACAACAGTCGCATCAGTAAGGACGATATCATCACCTAATAGGGCATATTGGTTTCAAGGTAAGGTTTTGTTAGCCTTCTTTGCAGCCATCTGCACGATAAGATGATGACATAAACTGAACATGGGTCAAGAGCTATAGGCTCCCATTG